AACCCTTTGATTGCCCAGAACCCCGCCGCCCTGTGGGAACTCACCAATCGACTCGCTAAGGAATTCGGAATCACTGACTTTTCGACTATGGTCCCGAGGCCTCCGGAACTGGATCGGCCGAAGACTCCAGACGAGGAATGGACGCTGATGCTGGAAGGCGAAGACGCCCCGGTAAATCCGCAGGATCACGACGATTTACACCTGGTCCAGCATTACAGACAGGCGGAAGTGGAACGCAAGGATCCTGACCGCGATCCGGGTGCACTCGGCTTACTGGTGAAACACATCATGGATCACCAGCAGCAGAAGAAAACCAAACAACTGATGTCTGCTCTTAGCGCCGATCTGATGCACGGAGTTGTCGCCGATCAGCAGCAAAGGCAGGACCAGCAGATGATCCAGCAGCTCCAGCAGGCGGCCGGCGGCGATCCCGGCCAACAGGGCGGAATGCCTCAGCCGCCGCAACAACCGCAGCCACAGGGCTCCGTGCCTGGTGGAATGCCTTCGGTGGGCGCTGTAGGCAGTCAAGCCGCCCCCGTCGCACATGAGGGAATACTCTAATGCCGCAACTCTTCCACTGGAAGTGCGAAGGTCTCGATGTGCTGGTGATGGACAGCTCGGAAGATGCAGCATCCAGGGCCGCGATTGCTATGGTTCGGGCCTGTTCTTGGCAAGATACGAAGCGCTTTGAACGGGTGATTGCCGATCTGAGCTTGCGTCCCTACTTCGTCGCGCCCGCGGGTTATGCCATCTCCATCGACTCACGGGAGCGGGCATGAGAGCGCCGTACACTACCGCGGACCTGGACGCCGTTGTAGAGCTGCAACGCTCCCCCGGCTACGCGCTGGTAGTGGAACGCATCAACCAAGAACTGGAACGCCGCCGCCACGAGCTTGAGCAACCGATAGGGATTGAAGGAACTAGTCTTGCAAGGGGCCAGGTGCAGGCACTGAGAACCGTGCTCTCAATCCCCCAAATCTTGCAGCAGGAAATGAAGAAGGCAACGAAGGAGTAATGCCAATGGCTTTTCAAAAGAAAGCTCCGATTGAAGCGACCGAACGGAACGAGCCCACAATGCCAATGATGAAGAAGAAGGCGAAGGGAAAGGCGAAGAAGCCGCCGACCAAGAATAGCCCCGCCTGGGCCGGTGTCGCGAACAAGATGCTCGGCAAGAGCTGTTAAATGTCGGCGGCCATCATCATCGGGGAGCTTTGTCAGTACTGCTCGAAGTTCCGCAGCCCGCTAGATCTCACCCACCAACCCGGCGGAGTGACCATCTGCCTGGACTGCGAACAACGGCACCTGGAAGCCCTGAACGCGATGGCAACCGGCAACTTCCTGGGACAGTGCTCCGAATGCGGACTGAATTACCAGGAACTGAAGGCACAACGACGCATTGGCGCCCAAGGGGAAATGGCGGTGCATTACGAGGCCGGCCGCTATCGGGCGATGTGTCTGATCTGCGATGCCAGCTACATCCCGAAGCGCCGCGATCTCTACGGTAAGACCGAATTCGGCAGTGAACAGAAGTTGAATTGAGGAATCTATGGCAGAAAACGAAGTCATCGACCGCGATGCTGAACAGCCTGTCGTGCCGCAAGGCCAGGGCAAAGACGAAAACGTAACGATCACCCGCGCGGAACTGGCGTCTCTCAACCGCAGGCTGGAAGAGAGCGAGAAATCCGAACGGGACTGGGCAGCTTTCCACCGTAACGGCGCACCAAGGAACGCGGCGGCCCCAGTGGAAGAGGAAGAAGAGGACGCCAGCGAGTTCCTCGACGACTCCGTAAATGATGACGGAGTAGAGGGAGACACCCCCGAAAAGCTGGTGGACGAATTCGCGGCTGAAGGCGTGGCAGCCCTCAAGAAACGCGGCTTCATCACTGCCAAAGATGCCCAGAAGCTGGCAGCGGATACCGCGGTGCGCGTTGCACGCGAACTGATCGGCAGGGAGCGCCAGAAATCAGCCAGCGACACCACGATCATGGGCGAGTTTCCAGAGCTGAAGGATCAGAACTCTGAGCTTTTTAAGGCGACGGCTAAGATCTATCAAAAAGCGGTGGCCATGGATCCAGGCGCAACGAAGACCCCGGTAGCGCTCTATCTGGCAGCCCAGGCGGCAAAAGCAGGACTGCGAACGTCACGGAAGGCTGCTGATGATGGCGATGGCGAGGCCGAAGAAGATCGTAGGGAACGCGCCAACGCGCAGGACTTCCGATCGCGCGGCCGCGGCACGGTCGATGATGACGACGGAGACATGATGGGAGCCGACGCCAAGGCAGTCGCCAAGGCGATGGGACTCTCGAACGAGGAATTCCAGGCGAGCAAGAAAGAACTGGTAAGCCAGGGACGCGGGAGGAAACGGTAATGGCGAAAACGAATAAATCAGCCGGTGGAGTCGGCGAGTCGAAGAACTTCGGAGCGCCCGCGGAGACCAAACTTCCCTCTGCGGTAGATCGCATGTTGGCCTGCCACATCGACGGCAGGCCGATCGCCGACATGAAGCTGGATATCAGCGTCTTGACCGCGCTGCCGTACGACGCTACAGACGAAGGAATTGCGGAAGCTGCCGCCAGGCCCGGTCCGCGATCCTCTGGTGCAACGGTGGGAGCGGAACCCTTCGAAAAGTCGCTGGAGCAGCGCAGAAACGACGTACTGGAACGGGGCATGCAGAGCTTCGAAGCGCGCGATCCGCTGAAAGAAGTGGCCGACAAGTACGCCAAGCCCGGGATGAAAGCGAAGTTTGTCTCAGCCGGGAAGTACAAGGAAAACGGCGGCGCCGGCATCTACGAAATCGTAACCGATGCGAAGGGCGATCCGGTCAAGGTCAAGGGCATGATTCTGGCCCACGCGCCCATCCAAGTGACCGAGGCGCGAAACAAACACTATGCCAAGATAAACGCGCAACGTCTAAAACAGGTGGGAGACCAGTATAAAAAAGAAGGCGGCTCCACCGCCGTGGTTGACCAGGGCAACGTCTAGCAAGATCTGAAGTACGCAACTTACGCGAAGCAGGCGCGCTCATCCGTCCCGAAAGGGCATCGAGCGCGGATTACCTCACTCTGCCAGAGTCTTCGCTCCATGAGGCTGTAACTCAACTCAAGGAGTGTTTTCTATGGCCAACAACAACGCGCCTTTCGGCTTCCGGCCGACCATGCGCAACATTGCGGGCGGCCCCACTGGGGGCTGTGTACCCGCTCACAAAATCGCAGGCTACGCCACCGCGCTGTTCATGAACGACGTGGTAACCCATGCCGCCGCCGGCACCAAGCCGACCGTTGCAATCGACGCGGCGATCACCCCGGGCACAACCCCGGTTCTGGGCGTGAACCTGATTTACGGCGCCGCTTCCGTGGCAACCGACCACATCGTAGTGCTCGCCTCTGGCGCGATCTTCGAAGCACAGGGCGACGGCACTGGCGCAACGTTCTTCGTGGCCGCCTCACTGAGTAAGAACGCGAACCTGGCGCTCACAGCGGGCAACCTGGCGCTGAAGAGTTCGAAGCATCAGCTTTCGGAAACGTCAGTCGCCGCCACCAACACGCTGGACTGCCGCCTCCGCGGCCTCTTGCAGACCCCGGACAACGTGGCCGGCCAGTACGCCAAGGTCTTCGTGAGCTTCAACAACCTGGTTGATGCCGACCAGAAAGCAGGTATCTAACCATGCAGGTCAGAGGACAATTTAGCGATTTCTTCTTCGAGACGATGCTCCCCGCCATGAAAGCGCGAGCCATCAAAGCGTTCAAGGCGAAGAAGTTTTTATACAACCTGGTGCTCAACACTGACACCACCTCCCGCTCCATCGAGCAGTTCAGCCAGGTGACCGGCGTCGGCTTGCCCACGTTGATCGGCGAGACGGAAGACACCCCCACCGATACCCAGGTGCAGGGATACAACCGCACGTTCCGGCCCGCCAAGTACGGCCTGGGCGTGGCAGCATCTAAGGACCTGGTGGAAGACGACAAGTTCGGCATCATCGCCGGCCGCGCCGTCGCTCTGTCGAACTCCATCTATCAGGCTCGCGAGATTCAGGGCGCGAGCGTGTTCAACAACGCGTTCGACGGAACGAACTTTCCCGGTTCCGACGGGAAGGCGCTGATCGCTTCCGACCATCCGCTAGTGAAGGCCGGCGGCGTCCAGTCGAACCTGCTGTCGGTAGCGGCCGATCTGGACGTGGGCTCGCTGGAACTGGCACTGACCGATTGGGAACTGATCAAAACCCACGAGGGATTTCTGCAGATGCTGCCGACCCCTCGCGTGCTGACCGCCGCGGCGAACCGCTGGAACGTGGCCGAGATCCTGAAATCGCAGA